TGGTGGAAGTATATTTCAGCTTTAGGGTATCTTTTTCTTAACGCCGAAATATCTCTAATCCCTGATTCTTTAACTATTCTTTTCATTAATCCCAATATGCATTTATTCTAATTCCTTTAGAACCTAAGTTAACAGCAAACATAACACCCATATCACCTCTTTTGATTTTCGCTAAATCACCTTTAGGTACAAATGTCAAATCACCATCAGGTTTTGTAATTTCAATAAAATCACTAGATTTAAATTGTTTACCAATTGGGTTTGGAACTCCTCCAACTTTTACACCGCGAGCAGCAGCTACCTCCCAAACATAATCAGGAGTTAACATCCATTTATATTCTCTTGAGAAATCAGATTTTTGTGAAAAATCTTTTTTTGCAATATCAGTTAATGAACCTTTAGTTGAAACTGACATACTCTCCTCTTCTTGGATAACTCTTTTAACTATTTTAGCTAAATCCGATTCGGTTAATCTTATAATTTTTTTTGCCATTAGTATTTAAGTGTTAATAAATATTTTAATTTGTTTACTAAAAGTAACATTTCATCACGTAAATTCAATAAATCAGTATCCATAGTAGGGTTTAATTGTACTGTAAGTGAAATTAAAAATTCACAAGTACCATCAATAAAGTTTTGTAATTTCATTGACTCTAAATCTTGGAACATTATTCCGAATTCACTATCAAACGCAGGTCTCCCATATTTACCCATCATAGCTTCAACGAAATTATCTATTAAGTCTCCCATCTTATCGTAAACTTTACCATACGCCCTATGTTTGGCATCATAAGTAGTTTGCCAATGCACAAATCTAAATTGTGTTTGAATTTGTACTAATTTAATGATTATTTCTTCTTTCATATTTTATATTTTACAATGCAAATAATACGTTTTTCATCTGTCCTCCAAATATATCAGACATAAATCCTTGGATTGGGTCTTGTTGTGGTTCTCCTTGAGATTGCGTTTGTGATGATGAGTTTGTTCCTGACTCACCGTAACTTTGTCCGCTAAAATCAGATTCTGCATATCTTTTAGCATCTTCAGTTTGATTATAACTATTCATTTTATTTATGATGTCACTCTCTTTCATTTGTTTCGATAATTCTTCAGGACCAACAAAATTACCAACACCAATATAATCTAAGAAACCTAACCACCATTTAGTTTTTCTCATCAAAATTCTCATTTCACGATTACCAAATAATCTTGGTGCTCCACCTATAAAAATTTTAGACAATGGACCTTTCTTAGTTAATCCTGTGAATATTTTGTCATTTTTCAAGATATTCTGTAGTGTCTTAATATTCTCTACAGGTTTAACTGCATGTCCCATGTATTTTGCTAAATTACCAGTTGCCTTTTGGAACTTTAAACTTTTAGCACCAGCATTTTCAAGTAGTTTTAGATAATCCAATATAGTACTTCTAAATCCTTTTAAAAGTCCTCCTGGCATTAATTCAACTTTAGACGCCACTTTAGGTGCCCAAGTTTTTGCACTTTGTAAAAATTTACCAACGATACCAGGTTTTTCTGCAAGTTTTGCTAATGCGGCACTTGCCTCAACAGTTTTACCTGCCTTAGCTAAATTCATCGCGCTTTTAAGTCCTTTACTAGCTCCACCACCAATTTTAAGGGCTCCCATTACAGGTTTAGCTACCACATCACCAGCAAATGGTATTGCCGAAATTAAACTAAGTAATCCAAATAAATGGTCCCCTTGAGTAAAATATGATATGCCGTTAACAATATCTATAATACCTGTTGGGTCGGCAATTCCTAATATATCACCAACAGTATTGTACCATGAACTTTCTTTAATAACTTTTTTATTTTGTGGATAGAATACCTTACAAATTTCTAAAACGTATTGTTTCTGTTGTTTGGATAATTTGACCCAATTTTCCTCTGCAATCCTCAAGTTTTCTTGGAACTCTGTTTGTTTAACAATAAGTCCCATTTGTTTTTCTGTAATTATAATGCTGGCCATTTAAGTTTTTTAATATAAATATCCATAAAACAAAAAAAAGGGTTGTTAAACCCTTTTATTTCAAATCCAGTTCCATTTGTTTATTTCGGTCAACAAAATGTTGAACCCTTTCCTTGGCGACTTTACTATAATTCTCACTCAACTCAATTCCAATCCATCGTCTACCACTAATCTCGGCAGCACATAAACTGGTACCACTTCCTGCAAATGGGTCCATAACCACATCGTTTTTATATGTAAGAATCTTGATTGCTTTCATTGGAATATCCATTGAAAAGGTTGCTTTAGTTTGTTGTTTGGTGTCCGCAAAATATTCCCACTGACCATATACCAAAGACATAAACTCTTTCTTATCATCTTCTTGATATACCGCTTTAGTTTTTACAGTACCATCCTCTTGTTCCATATCAACCATGTCGGCCTTCCATTGAGGTTCCCCTTTAATTTTCTTGATACGGTCTTTCTTGTAAGCCAAGATAACACACTCCTTTGGGTTGTAGATGTAAGGACTTGACGGACTCATCCATGAACCCCAAGCCGTGGTCTTACTTCTGTGTGGTGAGTTTTCATCAAGGTCAACAAGACCATAGAACTTAAATCCAACCTGTTTCATTATGGTCCAAAACTCTGACATGAACAATACTCGTCCACCTCTATCCTGTACGTTTACTTCGTAAGGAATGTTTACCGCAATACGACCGTCGTCTTTCAATCGATTGTACGCTTCGGTTAACCACTGTCGGGTGAACTCCCAATAATCTTCCATACTCATACGGTCATCATGACTATCATAGTCAATACCTACGTTGTATGGTGGAGATGTTACAACCAAATCAACACAACCCTCAGGTAATGTCTTCATCACCTCAATACAATCTCCATTTAATATTTTTCCTGTTTCTATCATTATAATTTTCCTTCTTTTTTTAATTCTTCTCTGATTTTTGTTGCAGATATCTCACCAATCTCTGTTGGTGGTATGTGTTCAATAATGTCATATCCCACACCTCTACCGAACTCAATTGAACATATATCAGGTATAATTATAACACTAATTTTTCCATCGATACACTCTTGAGAGTAAAAACTTGAAATATTATTTTTAACCTCCTCCGCAGTGAATGGGTTCTTTTCGTCAGGTTCAACGTCTCTAATACAGATAAGAACATTCTTACCTTCATTCATCGCTTGTTTGAATAGTTCTTGGTGTCCTTTGTGTAAAGGTTGCCACCTACCGACAAACATTGAAAACTGACCGTCTTTTCTATTCAATGAAGATTGGACATGTAATTTTTTATCCCACTCGGTCATCATAAATTCAATTCATTAATAATTTGAACTAAACTACCCATAGGTTCTATATCCGTAGTGTCAATGTCAATAAAGTTTTCTAATGGCTCTTCGTAGTCTTCAACATGATTTTGTTCTCTACCTCTTACTTCTAAAGTGTGAACATAAATCTCAGATACGTTATTCATTTTCTTGAACTCTTCTCTTAATTCACGATATGGTGCAACCAAACTAACGATTACATCGTACCCTTCAAAGTCCAAAAATCTTGCAATATCCTGAGCTCTTCTGATATTTTGTTCCCTACCCTCACGAGAATAGTTTTGGTTTTGAAAAATATTTCTTAGTTGGTCCCCATCAATATGAATAACATTTTTAAATGGATGATTAACATTCATATATTCTTTTAACATTTTCCCCAAAATGGTCTTTCCGTGACCAGGTTGTCCTGTAAACCAATATATCATTTTTGTAAAAGTTCAATCTTTCTTTTCAAATACCATAGAGCCTTGTTAAGGTCTTGGAGTTCTTTATCAGTACCTTTTTTACCCGCCCTTGAGATATACTTAACAGTATTCCCAAGATGGAAATCCAAATCCCATGCCTCAATCACTTTAATTGCTTCATATGGATTATCTTCACCACCATAATGTTGTGGGTGATTAACTTGTTCACTCATATTCTTCTTGTTTTAATTCTTCGTAAAAACCAATTTTTGGTTGTTGATGGATAATTTCTTTTAAGTCTTCGTTTTCTCGACGAAGTGGTCTGATAA